TTGGTCTATATATATCACTTTTGTATTTATATCCAACTTCACCTCGTTGGTTGACCCATTTTTCTTTAAACCATCTCCCTAAACCTTTTTTGTGTGTTTTTTTACCTTTATAGGGTTGCTTTTTTCCGTATTTTTTTGAAAAACGTTTTTTGTATTCTTGTACTAAAAGACCGCTGCGATAAGCACTATGTTTTGGATATTTTTTATAAATATACTTTTTTGTTTTACTATATAATTTTTTATCGACTGGTTCCATATATATTATTGTTATATTTAATTATAGAAGAACTTGTATGTAACTAGCCATTCCAAGAATTCCAAAAATAGCAATAACTAAACCTATTGCACCAAAATCTCTTTTTTTCCCACCACTATATAAACCTTGTGATGAACTTCCGCCAGTGGCACTCATCATAATTAGTAAAATAATTACAGCCATTACAATTAAAACTATAAATCCTGCTTCCATTTATAATATAAAATAATATTATTTTTTACATTTAATATAAGAGAATATACCAATACCAAGAACTATAGCACCCACCATGCCAAGAATTACAAACATAACAGGAAATGTATCCGGCATATAATAGATATTTAATATATATATTTAATATCTATTTACGTCATTTATGTGATTTACGGGATTTACGTGATTTACGGGATTTACGTGATTTACTATGTTTGCCATGCTTGCAACCTTTACAATTTTTGGGACATTTACATTTATAAGATTTGCAGCAAGAACATCTTTTTCTATGTTTTCTTGTTTTACGCTTTGAGCCACCATCTGAGATTCGTGAATTTTGCATTCTAGTGTGCCATTTTTTTATGTCTTTATCTGTTATATTAAATTTTTCCTTATATTCATGAATTTTTGTATTAAACATTCCTTGATTAAACCCACTGTCCATTCCTAAAATTCTATTTAATGCAACTGCTTTATCTTTTGGTTTACTCCAATATGCGACTGCTTGACCAGGATATTCAGGTTGAGGAATTATATAATCATTAACATCAACAATTTGTAAATCTTCTTTTGTAGACATATATAATTTATTAAGATTTTATTTTGATATTCCAATAATTCCGCAAGCTAATCTTGCACCAGCATTACCAGTTTTAAATGAATCTAAGTTGTTTCCTTTACCTAAATCATCTCTATCTTTATGAACTATTATACTTCTGCCTATTATAGAATTTTTATTTTTGACATTAAGGTTTAATACATTAGATGATACAATTTTAGTTCCACTCGTTGAAGGTTTCATATTATAAATATTTCCTAAATCTCCATTATGTTTTATTTTACTTTTTGGACCGCCATGTATATTTTTTTTATAAGTGTTAAAATGTGGACCAGCTGTTTTACAACCTTTTGTTAAATCTCCAAACTGGTGAATATGAAACCCATGATATCCTTTTGGTAAATTCTGGATTTTGTATTTGATATGTAATTTTTTATTTTTTTGTGTAAAATATACTTGCCCTTTAACTTTGTTATTTTTGGAATAATGCTTGTCTGGATATAGAATTGCAACTGCTTTTCTAATTTTGTTTTTTCTAGTCTTCATTATATATTGTATATATAATTACTCTTTTCTCAAATGTAAAGAACTAATTTCTCTCTACATTTTCATCTCGAGTATGAAGAAATAAAAAACTTAGTTGGCGAGGACTGGTGAACCTCATCCGCCCTTCATTACATTATGAAGAGCGTTTGACATGCCTCATCCACCGCCTTTTTGTTTTCTCTTTCTGGTTCTGCAAATATTTTTAGTTGTTCCTAAATTGTATTTTTTATCTAAATATTTCATATCTTTTGTTAATGTTCTGCATTCTTTTGGGTTTTTATATCTACGGTAAATTCTTAAAACATTAAATCTAGCTTTTTTAGCTAACGCAGCAGATTTCTTATTTTTATTTGTTTTTCTAGCTTCTTTTCTAACTCCTTCGTCAATTGCTAAATGACGTTTACGGGTGCTATCATTTAGATGATAACGATGTTTTTTGTTTTTATATGTAACTTTTTTAAGCTTTGGCATTTGTTTATTCTTCATCTATATATATATATGAAGAATAATTGTGAAGCCTGTAAAGATATTTTAAAACCCAAAAATTTAGATAAATGGCGATTTTCATTAATTGGAGCAATAATAGTAATCAGTTTATTTAATCCTTACGCATTCAAAATGACTAACAATATATTTGGATTTATATTAAATAGATCAAAATGTCCCACTGTATATGCATATATTATACATACAATTGTATATATTTTACTGGTAAGACTTTCTATGGAATTCTAACTATATGTAAAATCTGTAAATAAAAATACATAATGTTATGGCAATATAGTATAATGCTACTTTAATACTCATATCATATCTATTTTTACTGTTTAATTCTTTATCATAATATTCTAAAAATGGATCTATAAATGTAAATGTATCTCCGCATAGATTTTTTTCTAATATTGTTAAAATACATCCATCAAACATATAAAATGCTGTCAATAGACAAAATAATATAAATATAAAAAATATACATACCGGTTTTGTTATATATAACATAGCTAACCAAATATTTAGTGGTCCACAAATATGAAGAGCTCGTATATATGTTCCTAAAGTTTTGTTACTTATTTTACAGTTATCACATTTTTCTTTTAAATATTCAATAATCTTATACTTAATTTTTTTGTCATTCATTATATTTCTATAAGATATATATTAAATTTAATTATAACTCAATATATATTATGATTAAAGATCCAAATAAAAAATGTAAAAAAAATAAAAAATTTAAAAAATCTACTAACGAAACAAACGAAACCAACGAAACAAATAAAACAAACGAAACAAATAAAACTAACGAAACTAAAAATATAAAAGAATCTGAATATAAATTAATTGATGAAAAAACTAAATTTTCAGCTTTAAAAAAATCTTTCATTATAAATTATATATCACATATTGGTGTTATTATATCAGCAATTATTTTATATAAAAGCACTAATAATACTAGAAGTTTTTTAAATATTCTTTTTAGTTTAGTATTTATTTCAATGACCGGATATATAGTTCATTACTTAGGACATAAAATTAATTATTATAATTGGTTTAATTATTCAAATAATATATTTAAAGAATTAAATATAACAAATAAATTGTTTAATATTATTGCAAAAATTTTAGATTTTCATGATGATATACATCATAATACTGATATTAATAAAAAACCTATTAATATTATTTATGAATTTTTAAATAATTTTGCTACTCAAGGAATATTACCATTTTTAACAATAAAACTTTTAAATTTTATTGATTTACGAGTATGTTTTGTATGGGGACTATTTTATTCAACCGTTCATAATATAAATTATTTATACTTAATGCCTCAAACACATAGTGATCATCATAAAGATAAAAATACTAATCTAGGGATCGACATATGGGATATAATTTTTGGAACAAAATATAATTGGGATGATATTGAAAATGTCAATCATTATGCTATAAATTTCATATTATCTTCAATTGTTGTGATATTAATACATAAATATTTTGACAAATGGATAAAATAATTATACAATAGTTTTATTTTGATTATCTAATAGATATATCATTTTTTGATTAAATGTCATATTTTCATTACATTGTTTTAATAATTTAATATTTTTAGGTATCTCATATGCAAATAGTCTAAATATATACGCGCCTAGAATAAATTGTGCTCCACGTCTTATTTTTTGTTTATTTCTATCTAATGGTATCACTGTAAATGGTAAACTATTATCTTGTTCTCTAAATTGTTCTACAAATTCATAAAAATCTTTGTCTTTAATAAAACAACTCCATCTATGATTTTGTAATGTTGTTGCTATAACTGTATCATGCTGGACCGCTATTTGTAAGGATATAATATTATTCATATTTATTTGATCTATAAGTTCTTGTCTAGAAACAACCTTTTCTATAGGAGGTGACACAAATCCATAAATAGACCAGTGTGCATAATAATCAATTTCTTCATTTGGTTTTATTATAGGTTTTGCTTTTTGCGCATAATTATTTGCTAATTGTGGAGAGAAAACTGTTCCAGCAACAACACTTCTTCTATCAATCAACATATTTGATAATGTCAATGCATTTGTTTTAAAATAAAATATAACCAAAAGCAATTTAAATAACTTCATAATAATAATATAATTATTATTTTAGATTAAAATAATATATAAATATATTTGTATATTATTGAATGTTAAATATAAATCCGTTTTTATATCAGTATTTATCAGCAACTGGTAGTAGTCTAATTACATTACCAATCGATATTGCTCAAACCAAGGTTTTAAGTAATAAACCAATAGAAATAAATATGTGTGAATTTAAATGGCTTTTATTATTTCCAATAATATTTACAAGTCAAAATATTATATATAATGAAATTTCTCTAGTTAAAAATACAGCTTTAAGAGGAGCATTAGCTGGAATATTATCATCTCCAATTTACACATATCTTGAAACAAAAAAAATGTATAGTAGATTAAAGATACTTCCAAATTATAATGTATACTCAAAAATAATATTAGCTAGACAAGCTATATTTTACTCTATACTATATCAAGTTAGTGTAATGAATATAGTTAATGCTACATTTATTTCTGCATTTATAGCTAATCTTGTTGGATTTCCATTAAAATTATTTGCATTATCAAAAAGTTATTCTGTATTTTTAATAAATAAAAAAACTATAAAATTGTCAGCAATAATGGAAATATTAAAAGCGTCTATAAGTGATGGTCTTACATTATATTTAATGTATTCACCTAATTTCTCTCCATTAAAAAAAATATGATATAATATTATATCATAATGAAAGTTGCAATTTGTTTATATGGACAGTTAAGAGATTATAAATATGGCTACATATGTATAAGTAATTTTATTAAAAATAATAGTGAAAATACATATGATTTTTTTTTTCATTGTTGGATAGATGATAATATCAAATATGAATTTTCGCCTTGGAGAAAAATAGACGAAAAAACATTATTTATTGAAAATCAAGATATTGTTAAAAATGATATATATCAATT